ACCTCATTTAGATGATGCTGAAGAGTATTTTAAAAATGGTAATTGGGGGCATAATCTTATTGAAGCGTGGAGAGTATGTGATTTAATGGATACTAATGATTATAAAAACACTGACGCTTTTAAAATAGGTCTAAAATGTTTTGATTTGCGTTTACAAGATGTTAATAAAGCTCAAGCTGATTACGACAGAGAAGGCAAAGACAAAATCATTAAATACAATCATTATATTGAACAAGCACACAAAGAAGGGAGAAACCAAAAAGAAGGAACACCAGAAAAAAGAAACTTCCAGAAATCTTTAGGTTATCTGTTAAAGGCAAAGGAATTTGATCCAGACAGACCAGAAGCTAAATGGGGTATTGCTACCACTTATCACGGTCTAGGAGATATAGAACAAGAAAAAGGAAACACAAAAGAAGCGGCCGCACATCAGGATAGATCAATACAAGCTTATAAAGAATTGATTGAAGAGTATCCAGATAATTATCAGTTTAAATTTGAATTGTGTTTGGTTTATTTACAGGTGGGATTTGGTTCTGATGCTGATAAACTGTTTAATAGTATCTTTGCTGAAACTGATAAGTATGATTTCTTTTTGAAAAACTTAGCTGAATTATATTTTAAAGCCGGTATGATTGAAGAGGCTAAAGTGGCTATTCAGCTTTACATTGAAAAATTCCCTTTTGATCCTAGAGGTAAGAAATTGTACGATGAAATAAATTACCCTAAAGAACCAACTTTAAAAGAAGGCGTTTAAACAGCCCTAGAACGCAAAAAGCCAGTCAACCTATACCTTAGTATATAATCAACTGGCTTTTACTCTCAGACCCTCTTAAACACCTCTCACAAGTCTATTTAAAATCAAACTTCCCTTTTACTTTTGTTTTTCCGGTAGTCAAAGCTAAAGCATCCACTAATTTTAAAACAAAACCCATATATTTATCATCAGTTTTATTCGGTGTAATCTTAGCAACTACACTAGCAACCGTAATAATTGATGGTAATATAGGCCAATATAAGCAAATCAATTCATACATAGTACTTCTCCTTTTAATTCTCCATTTTAGGTTTAGATTAAGGTGTTTATATTACTATTATAAACAAAACCTAATGTAAAAGTAAATTTTTTATTCAACAGGCATTAACTTTTTAAGTATATCTACGTTCAAAGCCTTATCCATACTGATTTGCATATTATCATATTTAGTTCTGATTTTAGACCTTTCAACTTCAGCAATTGTACTATCAGAACCAGGAATCTGTTTTGATATAATATTATCAAAAGGAATAAATTCTTTAGCTCTTGCATCTCTACGCTTTTCGTGAGCTATTAACTTAGATTTATCAAGATTGATATTTAATTTTTTATCTTTTAATTCCCATGCATTTCTAAAAGTTCTGTCTGATGGAATCATAGGATCATCCACAACATGATATTCTAAGCCTTTTGGAACATCTTTTTCAGCAATAAACACACCAATTTCTACAAGACTTTTAAAACTTTTAGTTCTGACAAGTTGGTTTACATATTTTGGGGCGGGGACGACAACAGACAAACCGCCTTCTTCATCTTTATAAATTATTTTCATTATTAATCTCCAAAAATTATGGTATTGCAGTAAGTACAGTCTATAAGGAAAACACTTTGATTATAACATAAAATTCTAAAACTTGTAGTTTCAAATGTGTCAAATGCTGCTGATATTAAGCCAGCCCCCCCAATTGAACAATCACAGGAGACTGGGTAATTTGTATCCGTCATTACTGTAAAATTTGGGGTATATATACCTACAGCATTATCCGTTATGCTAGATACATTATACGAATCTCTAATGGCAACCGTCCCAGTCCCATTAAAATTCACCCACGCTTTTGCTGTTTTTTCACTATACTCAGGTATTCCAAGCGGATCAGCATATAAAACATAAACAAGATCACTACCAGCGTCATTAAAAGCCTTCCCAACATTAGCTTTACTAACACCTAATCCAGTTGGTGACAACATATGAATTTCATAATCCTCAGCTGTATTAAAAATAGAATCAGCTACAGATAATTGACTGTCAGCATCAACAGCAGTTACGGTTGTTTTTGTTCCGTCAGTCAGATTTCTAAGCTCATCACCAACTTGAACTAAATCAGTAATAAAAGAGGCGGTTGAATCTATTAATTTACTTGTTCCAGTTCCATCACCATCAGTAGTGCCTAGAAGATCAGGCACCATCATTCTAACACCAACTGAATCATACCATAACTGATACCATGTACTAGCATATTCAGCAGTTCCAGCCATCAAATCAGTTGCGATATTAAATGTAGTGTTAAGACTAGTTATAATTGTTGGAAGTCCGGCTGTAGTTAATGTCATTAACTTATCAGCATCCATATCAACAGTTTCTGTACTAATTAATTCTAATATTAAATTCTTAGAATCTATATTGACTTCTGCCTGTGATGTTGATGCAGCTAGTATCTGAGCTGCTACAGCTTCATATACTTGTTGATCAGTATCTGTACTTTCTGTTTTTAATACAATACCATTAGTTTCAATTAAATAAGCTAACTCTTCTTGTATTGTGTTTTTATCAGCCGCAATTAAAGTGGTCCCCGGAGGTCCATCTGAATATTTATTTTTACCCCCAACAACAATTTTATTGGCCGCTTCTGTTCTATGCATAATTTACCTTGGCTTATACGTCTTCAATTATAGTCCAACTAGGATCAAATCTAAATACATCAGTTAAAGAAACTGTAAAATCAGAACCTTCCATATCAGGATAACCAACAGCCATAGTTATACTAGGAACGGCCCCAGACCAAACTGAAAGTTTACCAGCTAATCCAGAATCCAAATACATAATCCTTCCGATTCCTTCAGACCATTGCACAGAACAAGCAGCGCACTTAGCTAAACCTTTCCTTAATACATTCCCTACTGTTGAGGCGGTATAACTATCAGCAGCCAAACCTAACTGAACAATATCAGAGTAACCAGCGGCACCTAAACCAATAGCACTAGCTAACGTCCACGCTCCAGAAGGTCCACGAGCCAGAATATCGCCAAAACTACAGGCTTCAGCAATCAATTGAGAGTATAAAATATCACCTCTAACACTTCTATCAGCTGTTATATAAGTTCCTTCTGGTTGTCTCCAAAAATCACCTACATTAACATTTTCTTGCATCATTATTGACACCTGAAAATCCCTTAAATCTTGGGGTGATATCTGTCCTGTTACATTATCTGCAAAAAGAGCCAGTAAAGCGGCTCGTGTTCTTTGTGTATCTGCCATTTAAAGCTCCATTAAGCAGGTTTATTAAATCCTATATTGAATCCGCCGGAGTAACCTCCACCAAGATTCACATTAAATCCAAGGTAAAATCCCTGGGCGAATCCACCAGTTAAATAATCCACTGACTGAGCCGGTAAAGCGTCAAAACCAGTATCAAATCCTGTGCTAAAACTAGCACCAATCAACGCTATTAATAATACCGTGTGCGCTGGTTTGTACTTATTGACAAAACAAAATACGGTATTGATTAAATCTGAAACCTTTTGTAAAACATCACCACAAACAGCTTCACCACATAACGCTATAACCGGTGTTTCATCTGTAAAAAGGGTTAGTTTCCAGTAAAATATATTAGTCTGGGGTCCGCAAATAGCTGTTCCAGCAAGCGATACTCCGCACCATGTTGGTGTATACTCTGTAATCGTGGCTTCATAACCATGATTATTAGCTATCGCTATAAAATAACTTTTATCCTGCTGTCCGGTTGCTATTAACTTAGCGTTAGTTGCTAACCGTCTTTCAGTTAAAGTTAGGGTGTAATCCCTTGTGCATTCATCCGGTAATCCTAGATCGGTTTCATGATCACTTATTAATTCATTAGTCGTTAACGTGCTTCTTTCAGTTAATAAAACTTGCGCTCTGTCATCAATACGAGTCAGTTCATCAGCCTCAGCATGTAGGTACTCAGTTAATCTAGCACCTATAGCCCTAGTCCATAGCTTACCTCTAGGTAATAAGGACTGTAATAATCTTAAATAATCGTTAACTGATCTAGCCATTAGTAATTATTAAATGTATAGGTTCCTGGTGTGTGTGCTTCAGTTTGAGCTGCAACTATATCAACTAACGGACTATCTATTTTAAATTTTTCTAAATCAGTTGTTCTCCCTATAGCGGTTTGTAATCTTGATAATTCTACAGTTTCACCAGGCCCACCGTAATCAACCCACACATCATTAATAATCGCACTTACAGCATTTCTTATAGTTAATGTATTAGGGTAAATAGAAAGGGTTAAACTAATAGGTTTAACTAAAAGCGTTATCATAATTAAACCCGGCTCAGCAGTTACCGGTATTCCCACAGTTTTACCTGTTATCGGGTCTTCATGACTAATTATATAAGCCTCTACTGTTGCTATCTCTGAAGCACTAGGAACAATCGGGGACTCCGCATCCCTGACAAAAGCACACCCGACTGTCCCCACCCCATAATACAATGGAAATGCCCAACTACGTGTAACACCACTAACTTCTTTCATCCAAGTTACATAATCACTTTCAGCCCCTCCGTGGGGTGGATTACGTTTTCTAGCTAGTATTCTATTTGCCCAATCCGTTAAACTTTCAATGTCTTCACCATCATTCAATCCATCAGTATCTATCGTTGTATTAGCATCAACACCGGATATAGGGCTGACAAAGGTTAACACGGCTAAGGCTTCCTGGTTACCGCCTGCACCTGCTTGTTGAGCTGTAATGGCTAACGTGGCTGTTCCAGCTGCTAAGGTTACAGCTGCATCAACAGTATATATCTGACCATCATCAGCACTTAATTCAGTTCCTAAAGGGATCACTAATCCAGTTGTTCCTGTTGCTTCTGTATTTCCTATTGCTTCATTAGCTTCATCCCTGTCTATTCCCCACTCTATACCGTGTTGTCTTAGTGAAGTTTCATCAGCAGTCAGTATAAATATTTGCTTAGAAATATAATCCAGATAACCGTATAAAAGATGATTAGCACCGGCTTGAACTTTAGCTAATACACGTAAAACAGAACGCCTTAGTAATGTGCTGGCTCCTGTAATCCTAGTCTGCATATCTGATACAGATCTAGTAACTAGCTCTGATAATGATGGTCTGTCAAAAGGCATTTATCAACCTATTTTAAGTTTGTATCGAATCAATACAAAGTTCTTTTTAATCTTCATTGAAAGTGGCAAACCACTCAGGGTCAAACGATATATTTAGTTTGTTTCCATTGGACTTAGTTAATTCAGCTTTTAACGCTAAAATATAATTAGCTCCCTTGTATAATAATTTTTCAGCAATTACGTTTACTTCTTTTACAACACCATCAACTATCATCCAATCTAAAGCTTGTGTTCCGTACTCTTCAGCTAGTGTAAGGTTTTCTTGTACTGTTTTTGACCTATTTAACAACCAAAGTTTAGAGCCTATTTTATCATTAATGACTAACGGATCCACTAAATCACCCCACCAGCCTTTCTTGTCAATAAATTCCTGATCACTATTAGCATTTGGAATTAGGTCATCATCAGAAGCCCTTTGATCTGTAAACCAGCTAATCATAACAGCAGTTGTTAACCCATCATCAGTAACTATATCATTATCTTCAAAAAGGAAATCCCCCTCCATGATATCAGTATCAAATCTAATTTTAATATCTGTCATAACGGAAAAGTCCCTTTTAGATTATTCAGATCCACTTTTATTTTTGCTAGCTCAGCTAATACAGCAGGTAAAAAAGAAACTGTAGAAGCGACACCAGCAAGATTAGTAACTCCACTCATTACCGTTAAAAACCTATCCATTAATTCTAATAGTTCAGCGTTTTTAGTTGTTGCTGGTGTACTTGTCATAGGTATATCTGGATTGCCTATTGCTAATTTACCATCATAACAAGATACTCTAGCATTCTTATTATCATATTGGATGCTTTCGCCCTCCCTTCCATCATCCGGCCTGTACTCATCATCCTGTACAGCTATTACAAACGTATTACTCTTAGAACCATCTGGACTCAATAAAACCGCTTTAGAAGTGCCAATAATAGGATAAGTTTCTAATCCATACGGTTGTACACGCTCAATATCAGTCATTGAACCAAACCAATTAACACTAACTCTTTGTGGATTTTTTCTAGTGCCAGCCGGATAAAATCCACTAGCACCGGTATTATTAACCGCTATTAATACAGCTTTACCAACTAGATAAAATATTTTGTTTTTAATTGATTCTAAAGAAATCATTTGTTTTTTATTTCAATTAAAGTTTTAATATTTCCTAATTCCTTTACCACTTCAATATACTGTTTGTTTGCTATGTGTTTTTGACTTTGCTGGTCCATATAAACTAGACCAAACATTGAAGTCCACATCCCAATAAAAACCACCATCGATACAGTAAAAGTTTTAACTGGCAATAATAAGTTTATTTTTGTGAATATTTTCTCTATTTGTCGTTCATGTCTAGCTATATCGCCATGCTCTGTCATAGAGTCCTATTTTTTTATTGGTGTACCAAACGCTGTTAGACCATCAGTTTTTTTAACAGCTACTCGTGATTTTAATTTAAACGTATCTGGATGAACTAAAGACATTGAAGTCTGTTCACCCCCATTACCATCTAAACTTAAATTAATTCCTGCAATTAAAAGTTCATCCTGAACACCTATCCTTTTATCTTTTACTGGTACAAGACCGTTAAGAGGCCATATTTTATCATTTGATTGGGTCCAGTTTGCAACTGTTGTTTCTACTTTTCTAGCTGCCCCGATTCTGATTCTACCTTCCCACGCTGCTCTATTCTGACATGTATCAATGGAAGCTTGTTCACCCACTAAAATAATATATGGTCTTGTTCTTTTACTTTTTACATACTCATCTTCAAACTGCCCCTCGGCAATAGGATTAGTTTGAAAAGCTGTAGTTTGAGAAGGTCCCTCAGCGTAATAAACAGAATACCTGTTTTTAAGTGATCTATTTATTCTATTAGCTTTAATATTTACACCTGATTCTAAAACATCATTTGTTTTAGTTGTTCCTGCTCTAGTAATAAGTAAGTTCCCATTACCGGTAGTTATAGCTAATACACCGAATTGTTGTGCTAAACTAGCTATTTTTTCATAAACAGGCTGTCCGGTTTGTATAACTTCTTTAACTAATGGCTTGAATAAATCAGTGTCTAATAACAAACTAGAATCAGTTTTGACTTTTATATTAAAAGGGGCACATAACTTTTCTATTATCTGAATAAAAGTTTGATTATTAAATTCACCTTTACCCGCTTCAGCCCCCGCTATAAAGTTGTTTATGTTTGTTAAGACAGCTTGGTCAATTTCTTCAAATGGATTATAAGGACAATCAACTAAATCACCTGTTTTATCTCTACCGGTAAACGTTACATCATGACTGTTTAAACTATAACCATCATCTATATCATCTATATAACCTGTTAAAACCCTTTCATTAGCGATATCAATAGTACATGAATCACCCTCTTCAATACCCCATTTTTCATTCTCTCCAGCGTATCTATTGCTAGTTGTGAACGAAAAAGAACCCGCTATCTGAGTTATAGACCGATTGATTGATATTGATTTCCAACTATCAAACCGCCTGCCATTTACACTTAATATAGCCCTTGTTTTAACTTCTCCAGCCGGTATATTAGCAAAGTCAACCATTATTCACTCAGTATATCTATTGTTTTACCATTCGGAATAAAACAAGGATTTAAAATTGATGTTTCATTTCTATCAATGATTTCTTGACCTCTATCTAAATCTTCATACCGGTCATAGGCTAAAGTCAGTGTTGATAAAACACCTTCGCCAACTTCATAATTAATAATCTTAGCTAGATTAGCACCAATAGTATCTAAAGCTTTTTTTAATACTGGTTTTAATTGCTTTATACTTTGGTAAATATCATCGTTTGAAAAAGATATCCCATAAGCAGCTAAAGTCTCATCACCAGCTTCATCACCTAAATAATCTAAGAAATCATCAACTGATTTAGTAAGTGATAATAAAAGAGCTTCAGCATCATCTTGACTCGTAAAAGTAGTTCTAACCGCTATACGTACAGCTGTAACTAAGGCTTGTGATCTTATTAGATTAATGTTTGCTTGTCTATTAGCTTGATCTGAAGCTGAAGCCATTGAAACCACGTTTATTGCCACTAGATCAGAACCGAACGTAGACAAGGCTGCTGCTGATACGGCCAGTGACACCCCCTCTTCCTGGCTTAATTCGTCTGGGTTTCTATCTGAATCTTCTGGATTTAAAACCCTACCTGAACACGATCCTAAAATATCCCTGCTTACACTATCACCTATCATACCAGCAGCAAATAAAAACGAATCAAACCCACCTGTAATCGCATTTGCTAAATCACAAGGACTGCTTAAAACCTCATCAACTAAAGACAATGTTGATAATACTAAACCAGTTGCAATTGAAATAACAGAACCAGGAAGGCTTTTTAATTCCCTTATCTTAGAAACTACACTTTGCATACTGCTAGTAATATCATTAGATAACTTTTGTAAATCAGCTAATGGATTAAATTCAAACTCAAAAAGATCAATAGCAACTCCAGAAGCCTCTAAAGCAACAGCATCCATAGAAACAATAGGATCAATAACTATATCCGGTGCTTTAGCAATCCCAACTTCTTTGAACGTCATCTGAAAACGAGCAATCCCACCTTCTCTAGTGGTTTCAGACATGCTTGCGGTGCCTTGCAAAGCTGCGTTTTTTTCACCTAACCCATATCTATCAACTAATTTTCCAGCCCCAGGAGCTTTTAATGCTTCTATTAAATCATTTCTTGACTGAATATAGCTAAAATCACTAGGTCCTGTTCCTGTTCTGTGTGATATTACATAACCCGTAACACTAAACACATCAGTGGCCAGTCCTTGATCTTCTAATTCAGAATCATCCCTAAACGGAAAATCATGAAATATATTTTTCCTGCCAAATCTGTATTCCCTGGAATCCGTGAAAAATGGAATTCCTCTAAAGCTTGCAGGTTGTAATTGATCACGCCAATTAGCCATAATTAAAACGCCATATTAGAAAATGTTGGGCCTACATTCATTGAGTTTTCCACCACTACATTGTTTCCTTTAACATCTTCAACACCAACATTAAATCCAGGGCCTAAAAAAGATTCAATTTTTATCACAACTTCAGATTTATTTTTTTCTGAAAAAGCAGCTTCAGCCTGCCTAAACCCACCAAGACCCCCTTCAGTAGCTTTCTCAATACTCAATGCTTCTAATCTATCAGCTTCACCTAAATGATTCATTAAGGCTATCATACCAGCTGTAACACCGGCTATAGCAGCACCGATTAAAATAATAGGCCATGATATCGCACCTAAAGCGGTTGCTGCCAAACTTAAGCCAATTAATAACGGACCACCAACAGCAAATATACCAGTAAGAACTAAACCCCATTTTGTAATTTCAGGTTGTGTCTTTGTGAAATAACCAATACCACGAACCACATCAGCAAGCCCTCTAACTACTGTTTCAACCCAATCACCAAAATCACCTTCAGTCAAAGCAATATTTAAAGACTCCCAAGCTGATGTTAATAGTTTTAAAGCCCCCGGTAATCCCTGCATCTGCCAAGCGGCTATTTCAGCAGCGGTTCCAACACGTTTAGTTTTCTCTTCCATTTCAGCTAAACCAGCAGAGCCGCCTCTAAGCAAAGCCATCATAGGAGCGACAGCCCTAGCACCAAATATCTGCATCATAGAGGTGATTACTTGAGTTTCACTAGCTCCTTTTTTAGTTGCGTTTTCGTACTCACCTATAATGCCGGTTAAATCCTTCATAGTACCGTCCGCATTCTTAAACTCAAGCTCCATAAACTTCATAGCTGTACGCTGCTGTTTGGTTGGATTTTGAAGATTTAAAAACGCCCTTCTTAAAGCAATACCAGCTTCAGATCCTTGGATACCGTTATTACCCATGATACCTAAAGCCGCTGAAACCTCTGTAAATCTAAATTTTAACTTACTAGCAATAGGTCCAACTTTCTTTAACGCTTCACCCATCTGCTGCAAATTCACATTAGAATTAGTGAATGTATTTACTAAAACATCATTTACCCTAGCCATATCTTTTGCTTCAAACCCAAAACCAGCCATGATATTAGTTGTTAAGTTTGCCGCTGTTCCCATATCTAACTGAGCTGCCGCTGCTAATTGTAACACTTTAGGTGAAGCTGCTATAATTTTATTCGCATCAAAACCAGCCATTCCCATAAACTTCATAGCTTGACCGGCTTGTCTGGCTGAAAACTGAGTATTTGCTCCTAAATCCCTAGCTGTCATTTTCAACTTATCAAACGTCTCGCCAGTTGAATTAGTAACAGCACCAACCATATTCATAGTTTTCTGAAAATCTGACCCTATTCTAACAGCGTTAACACCTAATGCAACTATAGGAGCCGTAACAGCCATAGTCATTTTCTTTCCAACCGCATCCATCTTCTTTCCAACTTTCGTTAGATTAGATTGGAAACCTTTCATCCCTTGTGCAGATTTATCTATGAATTTAAGGATGACACTAAGATTAAATTTTTCAGCCATTATTTATTTTTCATTTGTTCGTTAATCCAAGGGATGCCTGAATTCCAAAAATACAAATCATCTAGTACATCCATTTCCTCTATTGCATCTGGTGGGAAGTGATATGTATACGCTATTGACCACATTATTTCTCTGATTGTTCTACCTGTGGTTCTAACTCGGATAAAAAAGGTGTTACAATTCCCCCCACAATATTAACCAAATCAATAAAATCTAACTCCTCAGCCTCATTTATTTCAATACCTGCCATAGATGCTATGATAGGTATAAATTTAGTGGGTGTTACTTGACCGCCAGCAAAGCAGTCATCTGGAATTAACTTAGCGTGTTTAGCTTTCATTCTGTCTACTAAATTTAATTCTGTTAATTCTGTTTCTGGTCTGTCGGGTGTTTGTGGGATTGTTATAGGATACTTTAGTTTTACTTTCATATTTTTATGGGGTTTAAAGCGTTTAGAAAGGCCCTGAGTTTAATAGTTTTTAAATTTAATACCCTAATATGGATATAAGGATAAATTAAGCTCAGGGCTGTTAAATTTTTAATACGTTCCCTCTGTCCAGTAAGGACCTACAAATTTCAGGCCCACCTCACCTTCTCCAGCAGTAAGAGTAAAGTTACGTGTACAAGTAGCGTTAGCCATAGTATACACTTTCCCTTTACCTCTACTTCTGAAAATCAATGTTCCGTTTTCTCTAATCTTAGCCAAATCACTTAGCTTAATATCACTCCGATCAGACACAGTTACTTCACACATTGACTCTACTGGCTCTTCTACAAATCCATGTGGGCCAGTATCGCCTTGTATCTGTTTTAATTCATACGAAGGCTCACCACTCAAACCCATACCGCTAATAGTTGCGCCTGCTTTATTTAGCAAAAGCTGGCCATCCACTAATATTTCTACTGTTCCTGTTATCCTTCCAACTTCTGCCATTTCTTATTCTCCTAAAGTATAAATTGAAATAAACCAGCCAAAACCCTAAATTGATTGATTAGGTCAGGTGGTAACAATGCGTTAACTCTATTTCTGTCTGTCTGATCACGCTCAACTCTTAGATTAGCAATAAAATCATCTAAATTTTCTATTAATCCAGCGTTTCTAAGCTCAGTAAATAAAGCAATAATTTCTTGTGCTACTGTACTAGGTGTTGCTACAAATGAACCTGGCTGAACTGGAAAACCGTCATCAGCAAGTTTGAATCTAGGAATAATAAACCGACTACTCATCCTAATTTTGTATTGATCTCTTAACTCACCTAATGTGGCTAGTGTTTGAATATCCAAATAAGTAGGATCAATTAAACCTAAAGCATTAGTCTGATAAGTGGTAATACAACGCTCAATAAGAACATTCCCACCTTTATCCACTATAAACGTAGCTAAACCATCAAATAAAAGTATGTTCCTTTCTGCCTGTGTAAACCGATTCTCTACAGGTGGGGGTAATATCCCTTTTAATTTCAAAAAATGAAGTGGTCTAGCTGGATCATTCTCAAGATTAAAAGCAGCCACAGCACCTAAAGCAGCACCCCATTCTTCAGGAGCATTAGGCCCATCATAAGCCGGTAGAATAGTATTATGTGGGCTGTTACGGGCATTTCCTAACGTTGTTGCTGTTGCTTGTGTTTTCCTAGCTCCTACAAAGCCGTGACCCTGTAAGTCTTCCATAGGCTCAAATCTATCAGCTAATTCATCTTCAATTGATTTTAGATTTGCTGTTTCTACGTAAGGCTGGATGATATAGTTAAACCTTTCACCGTCTATTACCGTCCAGGCATCATCTAAAGTTGGATCAGTAGCACCATCAGCAAAGACAACCGCTGATAAAGCTGTTGAAAAACCAGTAGGTAAAGACTCACCGGTATAATAGTTATGCCGTATATTAA